CGCTACTGCTGAATCATCAACAACATAGTTCCATCTATTGTTAGTTGTTTCATAATAACACAATTTGTTCTTAGATGCACCTGCACCATCTGTTGTCAAGAATGCAACATCACCATTGGCTGGTGAGCTTGGTAAGTTTGCGAATGCAACAGGATTCAAATTGATAAAGTTCTGTATCTTTACCATATCAGTGCCTGGATCTAAGGTTATGTCTGTGTTTGAATCAGTTGACTTGGCTGTGTCAACAATCACTTTGCCATCTGTGTCTATCTTTGCCGCACCACCTGATGTGTTCAAGCCATCAATAACATTAGATAATTCATCTATTGCTTTCTTGATATCTTCCCTAGCTGATGCTGGTGAATCTGTGCCTGCATCAAGGTGTTGTGTGCTGTAATTACTTTTGGTTCCCCAAGTCATAATGTTCTCCTAATTTGTAAGTATTTATTATCCTGAACTTACTTTCAATGTGCCACTGTCGTTCCAAAGTTGTCCTGCATTTGTTGGATCTGATGTTGGTAAGTCAGTCATCATAACTTTGAGATCACCTGATCCACCTGAGTTAAATTCTACCTGTAAGTCGTTTGTGGGTGTTCTCTTGAGTTGTAGATAGCTGTCTGTTGAACCACTTATGTTCTCTGGATAAAATCCTATCCAACCATCTGCCAGCATCCTAGAACCTGGACCACCATTGTTTTCTGGTGAGCTGGTGTCATTGTGTGTGCTGTTCTGAACATCAAACTTCAATCTGTCATCTGAATCTTGTGTTATCTGTAGCTGTGCATTTGATGATGTTATGGCTGATGCTGATGTGACCCCAAATCCTAGATTCAAGTGTCCTTTGTGGTTCAGTGTGCAAGAACTGCCTCCTCCTGGATTCTTGATTGTGAAAAATTGGTCCGCACCAAATGATCCTGAGTCATTAAATTGTATCTGTGTGTCTGATCCAGCTGGTGTGCCACCACCGCCCCCACTGTTCGCCACTGCATCAAAATGTTTTGTCGTTGAGTTGTAGACCAATATGTGTCCATTGGTTGGTTCTGATGATAGGTCAAATATATCAATCAATGCATCAATCTTGCCTTGTGCATCTGACACCAGACCTGATGCTGTTAATTTTGTTGGATAGTTATAAGACATATGTTATTCCTCCAAATGTATTCCTGTTGAGTCAACACCAAGATTACTGGTTATGCCTTTGGCCAATATGTCTGCTGTTGCTGTTTGCCCTGTGACATTGAAAGCATTGTTGTCAACTATCCTGATAGTCTTGTTTGCTTTTGATACAATCTCACCTGCTAATTTTTTGTTTGACTGTTGCACTGGTGTTATGATTATGTTCGTCAACACACCAATCTTTGTGAATGACAATGTGTGTGCTTCTCCTGAAACTGAAACATCATCCAGTTGTTCTGTGACTGTGTCTGTTTTCACTTCCCAATTGAACTGTCCTAGTTCTGGGATACCTCTCTCCGTTGATGATGTAAAATTTTCTATGAAAGCTGTTATTCTTAGATATCTACCTGTGAATGCACCATATGTTTGATCACAATAACCTTCTTCATAGTAGTCCAATACCGTGTGTGTCTGCACCGTGCCTGTCGCTGTGTTGTCATTGGTGTATTGAGATTGGAATGTTGCTGAACTCATATCACTGCTGTCACTGGATTCAATCACGACCCTTATGGTGCCAACTGCATTGTAGGCCACTGTCACATAACCACTTATGCTTGATCCTAAATCAATTATTTCAGTTCTGTATCTCAAAGGAGTGCCAGGTGCACCAAGATATGCTGATCCTGTATATGTTACCCAACTGGTCCAGTTGTCCCAATCAGCTATGGTCTGTCCACTGTCAATGTTTTGCCATTGCAATGAACCTTTGTGTTGTATAGTTCTTTTAGTTTCGTCTAAAAATCCATTATGTTCTGCTGGCATTAGATACCTCCACTTGCTGTTGCACTAGGATTTGGCGGCATAGTCACTGTGTGTGATTCAATGCTGTTTATCTGCCCATTCCTGTATTCACTTGATATATTTACGGTTATGGTCTGATTGAATGCCATTGGTGTTCCGTTGATAAATGTAAAGCCTGAATCTCTGTTTGGTAGTGTCACTGGATTGACTAAAACATTTGATCCAGCCGCTATCCTGTATATCACCCTCACTGCATTGCCATCAACATTCTGATAGTTGTTGTTGTTTATGGATAGAGTTGGTCTTTTCACTCCACCAATAGTGACCACACTTGTTGTCAGTGTGAAATGTTTACCAGTTATGGTCTGTGCTGGCGGAATGCTAGGCACAGGATTTGGTAATATGTTTGGCAGTTGTGTTTGTCTGAAACTGCCATATGCACTTAGGTCAACATCTTCCTGTTGCTGTGTGACTGCATAGATGTCATTCTGGTGTTCCAATAACACTAGATCCACCGTGCCATCATAGTTTAATTTTTGTGAGGTGACCCTGAAAATTTTGTCTGGATCTGAATAACTTGAACTTGTTGGTTGTTTGAACAAGTATCCAAATCTATCATTTGATGTCGTTGATGTTTGTTTTTCATATGAGTGTGTTATACACACTAGGTCACCTGCGACTAGCTGTTGCCCCTCACTGGTCGTTGTTAAAAGAACTTGTAATTGTTTCCTTGATCTCTTCACCAAGTATTCTGCATATTGTAAGGCTCTTTCTCTGCTTGTTATACCTGGTGCACCCATCTTCAGTATCAATGCTTCTCCATCATCTTCTGTCTTGAATACACCTGATGCGAATATGGCCGTGTCTGATTCAAATTGTTTTTCCGCATTTGAATATGTTATGTGTGCTTCATTGTATTTGGCATTCTTGTCTGGTGACTGTATCTTTATTGATCCAATTATCATATCATCAGTCAAGTTTATCAAGTTGCCAGGTGTTGATTCAGCTGTTTCAATCTGTAGTTTGTATTTGCCATTCACATAAGGCAAGAAACCTCTACAAGATTGTAATAATTTTTTAGTGTTCTGGAACAGGTTGTCTTCTGTTCTTAGGTGTATGTTGCAATCCAAGAAGTCTGCTGTGCCCAAGCTACCACCAAAGTTGGCATTGGTGTCACAGACCACTTGTGATGTTCTAAATTCTTCCCAATCTATTCTGTTGTCTGATAGTCCTTTACCATATCTTGGATTTCTCAAATAGTCCAATAAACAATCTGCTGGATTGTTTGAAAATGTGAATGATCCTGTTTCTGATCCGTATGTGTTTGATGTTGTTGTTCCGTGTGAGCTGTAATTACCTGACAACACTTTCTTACCTTCAATCTCAACCTGTATTGTTGGAATACCTTTCCAAGGATTGTATAGTGTTTGTTCTCCACTGCCATCATTTGCAAATTCTGGTTTGACCCATTCATATCTCGCGGCCACATATGCCACACCTCTCAATCTGTGATTGTCTGTCCAACTAGGATGTTCTTTCAACAATGAACTTGCTGATTGATCTTCAGTGCCTCTAAAAAATTGGAACTGTGCCCTTGATGTGCCATTTACAAAATATTTTGATCCATTTAACACATTCACAGTAGAGTTGTTGTTGGTTGGAAAACTTGTTATCGCTTGTTCTTCATCATTGATGTATATCCTTGTGAAACCATTTATCTCACCTTCTGCCACTGCTAGACACACATATAGATACTTGTTGTCTGATCCTGAGCTGGCAACAAATACCCTTGTGCCACCCACTTTTCTCTTACCATACACCACAGGAACTCCTGCCACATTGGATTGTTTGTTTACCGTGATACCTCTTTGTTCATTTTCATATGAAGCACCACCACCCATATCTGGAGTGTCAAAGCTCATACCAAACATACCCATAAATCCGCTGAACACATTCGTGACTGCTTTGACCACAGTCTTAACTATCTTTTTTATTGCTCTTACTACACCACCCATTATGTCATATCCTTTGTGTAATAAACATAGTTTGGTTTGTATTTTATCTTGTCAAATGTCTTGTCATATGCTCTTCTCTGACCAGGATTCATCCTTATACCAATCATAGTTTTCTTACAATGTTTTAATTTTGCCCAACCTTCAAATGCACTTATCAATGAAAGTCCATAGTTCTTGTGTCCATACATAGCATTTGGATTGTTTACGAACCAATGCAATGCAACGGCAGTTGGTGCCGTGCTGAGATCCACATAGTCAATATGTCCTGTCAAGAATCCAAAAGGGATCCTGCTCTGATCTTCAATTATGATAAAGATGGCTTCTGGATCCAACATAGTTGATCTTATGTATCTCTCACATATCTCTGTATCAAAAGGTGTCTTCTGATCAAACAAGTTGTATTCTATTTCAGCCAAACTCATCAAATGCGGGATGTCATTCTGCACCGCTGTTCTTATGTTTGTCGTTATGCCCATCATTATTAATTTCCTGGCCCCCATTGTATGTCAGCTATCAAGGCTGAGCTGTATTCAAAACCTTTGTCACCAGTGAATGTTGATGTGCTGTTGTATTTGGTAGTGTTTGCCTGTGTTGTTGTGTTGGTTATCCTACCATTCTTCTGTTCAAAGTTGGCCCAATGTGAACTCACTGCCACACTTATCTGTGCCTCATCCGCACCTTCAACCACATTGAAGTTTTTCACAGTTCCATCAAATATCATAAATGTTTTGGTTTGGTCAGTTGTTGAATCAACTCCAAAACTTCTGTATATCACCACCCTCTTGTTGGTTATTGGAAATGATAACACATCTGTGATTATGCCTGTGTTTGTGTTTGTGTTGTCCACACCACTCAATGTTATGTTAATGGTGTTGACCCTTAGTTCTGTTGTTTCTGAAACAGGACCAAAGCTCAAGAATCCACCAACAGCTGAATATGTGTTGGCACCTGAATCTGGTGCTGTGGCACTATCAAATGAAATGTCTTGGAAGTTGTCAGTTAGATATAGGTTGTGCAAATTTGAATCATCAAAGTGCAATTCAACTAGATGGAAGCATTTTACAGCATCAAGTTCTAGTTTACCTGTGCCGTCACCTTCGTATATTGTGTTAGTGCCGTCTACGACTACTCTACCCATTATACTGCCTCCACTACATCAAATTCTAATGTCCCGTATCCTGTTGAATCTGTTCTCTGTCTTATCTCATCACCAGCCAACCTACAAGTCAGTTTGAAGTTTGAACCTGCTAACACGGAGTCTGTGTCTGCCACTGCTTGGACTAAACCAGGTTCAAAATCAATTGTATGGTCACTTGTCAATGTTGTTGTGACCATATATGCCTTTGTGTGTCCTGAGTTGTTGAAATTTATCATATCACCTGCTGTGAACTTGTTGACATCATCAACTTCAATTGATGTTGATCCCAATGCCTTTTGTGCTGTGGTGCTAGAAATCCACCTTTTTGTTTTACCAAGAAACCATAAACTTTTCTCAATTCTGATCTGGTCATTGTCTGCATAGTGATCCTAGCTGTCCAAAACTGTCCACCAAAACTTCTGACCTGTGTTCTGCCTGATAGGCTCTGTGTTCTCACAGTTGGTTGATTGGATGTAAATTCCATTGATGCTATGTTCACACCTGATGGTAATATTGTGTTAAAATGATCTGCCATTATATTTTAAATCCTTTCTTCCAAGTCTGCAATGACCAATATGCTGGTGATAAAGTCTTTTGTCCTTTGACATCATCTAATATAGCACCCATCCTTGCATTGAATGATCTTCTCCTTGCTGGATTGTTCCTGCCAATGCTGATACCTTTCTGTCCAAAATTAACTTTGTTTATGTTGCCTGTTTCTCTATTACGAACGAACACTTTGAACTTCTTTACATCACCTCTCATTACTTTGTTTAATTTTACTTCTCTTCCCTGATACTTTGCCATTACTTTCTCTTCCTTGCCCTTCTTCTTATATCAAGGTCGTGTTTCCTTGAACCTCTCAATAAACTATTTACACGGCCCATCGCCCAAGCAGACATAGGAACTCCTGGCCTTGAACCTGATGAAAGGTAAGCACCTTGTCCTCTTCTGTAGACAGCTCTTAGGTCTGCCAGATTAAAGGTTCTACTTTTCTGTGCTTTGGCTCTCAATGTTTTTAGGGTTGAAGCCTTGAGTGTTCTACTTCTTTTTGCCAAGTTTAATTCTCCTATTGATAAGGCTCTGAGGTATCCTTGCACCTCTCTTGTAAAGCCTTGATATTTGTTTTATCACACTTGCAAGTTCTGATCTCTTACCGCCTTTTGTGCCACTCAAATACTTCTTAGGAATACCTGTTGATTTGTCTTTTGCTACTCTTCTTCTTTTCATTATGCTATCGCTGGCCTTCCTTTGTCCATAACTGCTTCATTGACTATGCCAACTATGGTATCTCTTTGATCATTCAATGTTTCCTGGAAACTGTTTGAGTCAATCGCATTCACTGTGAAGTTCACTGTGACATCTTTACCCATACTGCTCGTTCCATTGTCAATGAATCCACCTCCTGGTGGTGCACGGAAAATCTCCGCCTGTCGTTCTCCAACGATGTAGCTCTGACCA